AGATGTAGCCATTTCAGCCTCCTAAGTAGGTTTGTGCTTCGTTTTGAAGCTGGGTTGCAGTTTTTACCTGCTCTTGTTGCAGTTTTGCCGCATCTCGCGTCAATCTTGCAGACTCTATGCGCTCTTGTGTGAGATTTTTCTCTGTTTGCATCGCCACTTCGAGCTGTTGTTCGGCGCTGAACTGTTCCTTGCTCTGCGAGAGCTTGGCAACGTCCAGTTGTTGCTGGTTTTGAAGCTTCTGAACAGCCAATTGGTTGTCCGCTTGGTCTTTTGCAGTCAAGCGCTGGGTCTCTGCCATGCTTGTTTGGAGCAAAACCTGAGCCTCTGGCGTCATTGGAGGGGTCTGGGACTGCTTCATCTGCTGGATTGTCTGCATCATCTTTTGCAACTCAGGCGTGACCTGCGCAAACACCTTCTGTGTGTCCAGTGAAACGTGCTGAGCGGCGATAGCCATGAGCTTGTCTGCCTCTGGCGTGACCCTTGGATCGTCGTAGTCGGTCGCTTGGCGTCCCAAAGTCTTGACAACGTAGCCGTTCATGCGGTTCAAGTACCACATAGACAAGTGTTGCTTGATGTGCTCCACCATTTGAGGGAGGATGACAGGCTGAACCATGGGGTTCGAGCCAAACACTGGGTCTTTGTAGAAGTCCAAGTGGCTCTGGATGTGAGCCAAGTGGTCTTGTTCCATGTAAGCAAAAGCCGCTTGTCCGAGCATCATGGCGACGTTCTCGTTGGCGGAGTCGCGCTTCTCTGGTGAAGGGACGTCTTTCATGAGCTCGTTGATGCCGGGCACCTTGATCTGCTTCAAGAACCTCTCAATCACCGTCTTGCGGTTGAACAGGTCTGGGTTCTCCTTCATGATCTGCATCACAGCCTGCGTCTGAGCCATACGCTGGGTCTCAGAGAAGATGTGTGGATCAGAGACAGGGATCACGTCCGTGTTCGATGCAAAGTCTTCCTTGCGGATGTCGAGGTCAGCAACCACTTCACCCTTGCGTTGCTCGTCCAAGTACCAGCGGTTCAAGCGACCGAGGATCTTCAGGACGCGACCTTGGCTGTCGTGCAGGCGTGAGTGAATGGCTGAGAACACCACAGCACCTTGCTCGATCAGAGCTTGGGTTGTACCAACAGGCATGTTGGCGTTCACGTCAGCGATCTTTTCCTCGGCGGTGGTCACTACCCCCTTAGCCGCACTGTCTAACCAGCCCAGAAGCTTAAATAAGACCTCTGAGGGTGGGTTGAAGGGCATAGGCATGGCGATCTTGCGGATGTCGTCAACTCCGGGAGCCCCCTCGATCTCGCAAACCTGAGTCACGTCAACCTGTTGGGACTGACCAGAGATCTTCGCGCCCTTGAGCTTGAGCATGGTTGCCGCATTGTTGATATGGGCAGAGTCCAGCAAAGCGCGTAGAGAGCCTGTAAGAGCGGCTGAGAGTCCACCAATAAGCTGTGGCAAGCCAATAGCGTAGGCGCCGCGCCATGGGATGAACTTGAACTCAACGACCCAGTCCAGCTTGGTCATTGTCTCGTCGCCCTCTTCCCAGTTACGGTACAAGCCCACGCACTCGTTCTCGTGCTCATCAATCATCATGATGTAAGGGGCTGACTCACCGTCGGTCAGTGGGTCGTCTTCTAGCTCGAGCCATGTGTAGATGTGATAGACCTTGCGCAGACCGTCTTCGTTGTCTTCGTACTTGCGACCTTCAATCTTGTTGTTGGCTTTCTCAGAGTGGGTTTCCTCTGGCTCAGCAGACACACGGATCAGGTCAATGTCACGGTACAGACCTGATCGAATGCGGTTCTTGAACTCCCACTCGGTGATGGTCTGCATCTCAGTGACGCGCTGGGCTGTGTAGAAGTTCGCGGCGGCAAAGGGCAACAGGATGTTGTCGATTGGCATGAACTCAGCGCAGGGGCGTTTCTTCTTGTCGTCGTACCAGAGCTTGAGGTACTGTGAGCCACCCAAGGGGAGCTGAGTCAGCATCTGTTCCTGCTCGTCGCGGAACTCTTCAATCTGCTCTGTCAACTGCCAATTCATGTAGTCGCGCTTGCGCTCGGCTTTCTGAATCTTCAGCTCATCCACGTCGCCCAAGATCTTTGTGCGGGTGGGGCCGTCTGGCGGGAACATCTCTTTGATGGCACGGGAGGCGAAGTCCACACAGGCTTCAGCCATGGCAGGGTGGACGACCTTGCTGGCGCCCATGAAGGTAGCACCGCCGGGGGCATCATTCCCCATGCCCGTACGCTTCAATCCCTCTTCGTACTTCTTGTCGCGCTCCTCACGGGACTTCTTGTCGTTCTCGACCAAGTCCATGTAGCGCAGTGCAATCTTGTTCAGGTCGTATGGGTCGATCTCTTCTGCCAAGTTGGCGTAGAAGTCTTCATCCTCCATTGGGCCTTTGTGTGCGTCCATTCGAACAATGGCAGAGCCGTCTGGCAACTCTTCTACCTCTGAGTCCTCTTCAGGCATCTCAAACTCCATGCCCTCGTCAGCCTCAACCTGTTGATCTCTCAGCCCATCGATAAAACGACCAGCGTTGGGATCTTGCGGGAATTGTGTCGCCATAGCTTATTTCCTTTTGAGCTTCTTGTTGCTCAGTTCCATGAACATCGCGTCGCGGTTTGTCGTCATGTTGACTTTACCACCACGTTTAAATGGAGCACCCTGAATGATACGCCCTCCGTCGGACATATCAGGTGCTGTGTTGTAATTTATTGCGCCCCCATCAGCCTTTTTAACTTCAGGTTCAAGCTCTGGCTCTTGCATCTGTTGTGGCATCTGAGAAGCCGCACCAGCGCCAGCAGTTGGGATGCCGATCTGTTGGTACAGGGGTAAGCCCTTCTGCTTGATGGACTCACGCATCTCTGGTGTGATGGGGAAGCTGTGAAGTTTGATAGCACCAGCTTCGTCCACCATTTTGTTGAAGTCAATGACCTCTTGAGGCGTCATCTCAGACAGGTTGCGACCAGCAACGCCGAGACGTTCTACGGTTGCGCCACGATCACCGGGGATGGAGATCTGTCCCATCTGGGTGTTATAGGGCTTACCAAAAATGTTCAGGTAGCTTGGCAAGATCTGGTCGTAAAAGCCCTTCATGCCTTCGCCGCCGACCTCAAGGTCAAGCCCACCAATAACTCGAGAGCCAACTTCATTTGGTTGAGCGCTAACCAGCTTTTCAGCCACTTCTTTGCCGACGTAATCAGGTAACTGCTCTGGAGTCACCCGCTCATTGAATACTTTCTTGCCCCCCTTAGATGCGTACAAAGATCCATCATCAGAGTAAATTAGCTCATCAATTTGCTTGCTTAGGCTAAAACGTTTTGCCTGCTCCGCACCGGGGGTGATGGCGATGCTGTCGTACCCGTTGTCAGCGGCATAGTTCAGCAGGCGCTTCATAGCCAGCTCGTGCCAGTTCTTCTTGAACGGGGCGTCGGGTACACCAGTTGATCCAACACCTTTGGTTGCACGATATAAATCAACAAAGGCTGGCTTTTCGTTTAGAAAATTTGCAATGCCACTAGGATCCATTCCATTCACAAAATTATTAACATACGTAAGTGCACGTTCTGGAGCCATTTCTCCTTCAGATTCTTTCAACATGATCTGACGCAGACGCTCCTTGGCATCCTTGTTGTAGTCATCAAACGCTTGCTTTGCTTTGTCAATCGCTTCTTGGTTTCTGTAACCCTTCTTGCGCCCAGCTTGATGCCAGTCAGACTGGATCTCTTCGACATGTAGGATCTTCTCGCCGTTGGGGCCCTTGCGGTCTTGGACGCGCATGTGGGCTAGGACGTTGGGGTCTTCCTTCCAATGGCTTGATTGGTAGCTAGGAGCCGCATTCTGCTTCTTTGCTTGCAAGGCTAAAAGCTCTTGCATCTTGTAAGCAGGCAACTCACTGCGACGCATTTCAGCTTCGAGCGCCATCAAACGGTTTGACTCAGCTCCCGAAAAACCTTCTGGTAACTTGAGCAGGATCTCGCGGTAGTTCTGACCACCAGCCGTTTTGTAATCACTGTACTTTTCAAGATCTTCATCAATCTCGTCGTTCCATTTTTGCATTACGCGACTTGGAACTTCATCCCATTTGTCATAACCAGATGTTTCCATCCTGTCACGCAACAAATCGTCACGCTCGTTATCACTGATCTCGGCAAGCTGGCGCTCGTTGATCTTAGGTGGTGGATTGTCTTTGAGGACTTGCTGAGCCTCTTCCTTGGTCATCTTGCCTTTGGCTTTGAACGCCTGCTCAAGCTTACGGTCAGCCAGCTCAGCCTTCTTGACACCGGGCTGTTTGCTCAGCTCTGTAAAGAACTCAGCGCCTGTGCCCTTGGGTCTCTTAATGGCGGCTAACGCCTCATCCACTGCGGAGTAGAAGGGGGCAGTCTTGGCGGCTTTAGCGCCAGCCTGAGTTAACGCTCCTATAAGCTTCATAGCGGTCTCTCTTCAAGGATTAGGTCGTCACCACGGATAGCGCCACCAGCGGCTTTATGAGTACCACTGTCAGCTACTTGACGTGCCGCATCATCCACTGACAAGCCCTTGTTGACAAGGTCTACGATCTTGTTCAGGTTGTTCATGCTGTCCTTGATGCCGTACTTCTTGGCGGCGTTCACGAACTCGTCGCCGTTGAGGTAGGCGGCAGGCTTCTTGATATATCCGCCTTCCTTCTTGCCTGTGTACTTCTTGATCATCTCCTGATACTGCTTGATCTCGTCAATCAGTTGCTGATCAATAACTTGGCGAGGGCCGACGTACTTGAATGAGCCGAACTCCTGTGGGGCTTGCTTAGGGTTCTCGCGCACGGACTTGACGGTGTCAGGGAAGGACAGCTCGTAGGGGACTGGGTACTTGGACGTGCCCAAGAACTCACCGGGGATATCGTGCGAGTACGTAGGATGCTCAGACAGCCCTAGCTTGCTCACCTCTGGGCGCAAGCGACCTATGGACTTGCCTGTCACGCCAATCTCCAAGTCACGCAGGTCAGGCTCAGTCACAGCGTGGCGTATATCGATGCCGCTTGGCAGGTTGTACTTCTCAGTCACCGTAGGCATCTGCATCAAGGCGTTGAAGTACTTGCGCAGTTCTGGATCGATAGAGAAGTGCAGGTAGGCTTCGGATGGGTTCTCGATGCCGGGGAACGCGGGGAACACCCTCTGGCGCATGAAGTCCTCGCCCTTCTTCTTGTACGGGTAACCCTCACGCACCAAATTGTTAAACGCCTCCACCTGCGCCCTGTTCATCTTGTTCAGATCAATTGCGGCAAGGTTTGCGTCAGCATAGTGCTGGGCGTAGTTAATGGAGTCAGGCCCCATCATCACGTAGTTACCAAGCACAGGCAGGTCATACTGCTCAGACGCCTCACGAGCTACGTTCTGCACACGGTTAGCCGCACTCAAGCCAGAAGCCCAGAATGCGTCATCACGACCCAATCCGTAGAAGGGGCCACCATGCTGAGGCGATGGGCTATCCAAGGGGACGCCATCAACAGAGTAGAGCGTCTGACCAGAGATTGTTGGGTCACCAGCGATGCCAACCATCACCTGATCCTTAAGCTCCTCAATGTCAACCTCTTTTGGCAACGGGCGTTCAGCACCTGTTGGACGGATGTCGTGCACCATCTCCTTCTCTTTGGCAAACTGCTTCTGTGTCTTGCCAGCTACAGACTGTGTGCCCTTCTCACCACGGACAAACTCGCCTAGCAGTTGAGGAGCCATGCGTCTGGCAATGACATCGATCTCAGCCTTGCTCTTTGGTGCGGCTCTCAATAGCTTGGTCAGACCACCCTTAGCCATCTTCTGGTTGTTCAGCTCCAGCATCATGGCGTCTGGGTTGTTGGAGATGGCAACACCTCCACGCTTCATGCCTTTGGCTGGTGGTACTTTGGGTAAGCCAGTGTTGTAGTCGTTACCTGTCTGCAACTCATACAACTTACCAGCCAAGTCATCTTTCTCAGCGGTCGTCAGATACTTTGGAACCTTGTAGCCAGCCTGCTCCAATGCCTTGACATCATCTTGCATAAAGATGCCTTGAGGCCCAGTTGTATGCCATTCAAGCCCTGTGTTCTTAAAGTCACGAACATCTGCCCAGTTGCCGCCGCGGACAAAGTCTTGCACGTAAGGCAAGTAGTCTTCCTTTGGCGCGGCATTCTGCTTGCCCTTAATCTGCGTGATCGTGTAATCACCTTCAGGTTTCTTCTGCGCCATCAACTGCGCTTTTAACTCTTGGTATCGCTTATCAGCAAACTTTTCTCTTTCAGCAAAAGTCTTAAAGTTTTGCGCGTCAGCCTCTCGATCCGCCTGCATCTGAAGCGGTTGCAATTCATCGTAGTTTGATCGGAGATTAGGAGCTTTGGTCTCGATGGTTACATGTGGCTCACCCTTTGAGTCGATCAGTGAGTAGACCTTGGCTCTTCCGCTCTTAATGCCTTCCCAACCGCCGTAGCCGTAGCCAGAGCTACCGCTATCACCAGAGCCTTCTGTCCAGTCAGGATGCCCTTTAGGTGGCTCGTAGCCACGAACAGAGTGCCCCATGGCGTCTGACTCAGCGGCAAACGATCCGGGCTTGTTCAGCTCAACCCAACGATAGCCTTCTGGGTATTCTTTATAAACGGGCAATTCAGCACGAGCCGTGGCACGAGCCTCATTCATCTTCTTAGCCAACTCTTGGTCGTACTCAAAGGTGCGACGTACTGCCTGCTCCATGCTGACCTTGCTCAACTGCTCAGGTCGAATGCGACCAGCGGCTATGTCTTCACGCAGAACGTCAATGATGTGGTCAAAGCCTAAGTCGGCTGGGTTCATGAGCCTGTTGCCGCTGTAGATTGGCGTATCTGGTGGAAGCTTCTTGATCCATTCGTCTGCTTCGGTATAAAGCCCCGGGGCGAGGTGCATCATGTCCTGATTCATCTGCGCCGTCTCACGGTTTATAGAGGAATCAGTTCTGTTCTCCCACTGTTTAGCAAGATCTGACTTCGCCATCTCTGTGCCGCCTAAATCCTCACGAGCAGTCTCACCCTTGCGTGACCAATACCTTGGGTCTTCAGCCACAGGAAAATGCACAACGCCCTCTTCAGCCAGCTTACGCACTGGATCTTCAGGCGTAGCCATTTGTTTTTTGACGTAATTGGTTAGGTTGCTGTCAACCCATTTGTTAAGCGCCTGATCTACAGGATCTGCCATGCGCTCATTTACAAAATCATCACCCATCAAACGTCTTGCCGCATCTTCGTCAATAACGCCGCGCTTTAAACCGCTCATAGCATCTTGTACGCTAGTGCCAAACCAGTTGCCGCCCTTGGGCTTAATCACGTTGGACTGCGTATTAGCACCCATCGCCATAGCCATCTCACGGGGCAAGCCACCTTGCTCTAAGGCGCCCCTGACGACTGGCTCCATGCCGCGCTCCATAGCCATACCAGCCTGCTCTACGCCCCTGCCTGCCGCTCTCGTGGCTTGGGATGTGGCTGGCGCTGTTACATACTGCAACGCCATCGCTTCGGGTAGCACTGGAGGGATCTTGTACTCAGTCTCGAGCTTCTCGAGGAAATCGCCAATGTCCTGAGCGTACTCATACGCCAAGGGTTGCTCAGGCTTGTAGATGCGTTCTTGGATGAACTTGTCAGCCGCCTCGTCGCCTTTGAAGAGACGTGTAGGGGCTGAGTTGATGGCTTGAGTCAGGGCTGAACCCATGAACCTGCCAGCTTGTAAGCCACCAGCAAGCTTCTCAAGTGGGGATCTGTCAGCCTGTTGCTGGCGCTTGAGTTGGGCATCACGCTCAGCCATACGGCGAGCCATCTCAAGGTTTTCTTTGCTTGGAACGCTAAGGTCAACGTCGCCAAACTGAGGGAGATCCATTGCCCTTGGGTCTTCAATGAAGGCTAGTGGCTGAGCCGATCTGAAGTTCTTGGCTATGGTTCTTCCGACTCGTGGGTAGAACGCTGGTTTGTTTTCGTCAGCCATGGCTTATCCTGCTGAGTTGCTGTTGCCCCAATGATACCTTGGGTGTTGGCATCCGTCCATCATGGCTTGATCAGCACAACCGAGTCATTCAGGTGCTTGTAGTCTAACTCGATGGCGTTCAGGTCTTCCAGCACTTCTCGTTCAACCATCGCCAAACCGTGCATGTTCATGTAGCTTTCGATCACGTTGTGGCGCTCAACCGACCACAGGAAATATGGCCTTATGCGCCAGCGAAAGCGAACCCTAGCGGTGAAAGCCTCATGCTTGGCAAAGTCATACCATGCCCATAGAAGGCGAAACCCATTCGCTGAGCGGCTGAAGTTTAGTCCCAGCTTGATGAAGCGACCTTCTGGTGTGTGGTGGATCATTCTGCCGCCTCATAGGTCATCTCAAAGATGTCAGGCTTACATGGGTAGTGCTCACCCTTTACCCCAGTAATGATCCAGTCGCCCTCAGACACAGTCATGCGCCCTTCGAGCGTTTTGATCTCATAGCATCCCGTTGGAGTCATAGCAATCCAGCCATTGATCTCCTCAGCATTGCCCATGACCTCATAGACCATTGGGTGGTCGCCCCTCTTGAACCATTGTGTGGCCTCAATAACCACGGGTTTCTTTCTGAATTTCATGTTCTCTCCTTTATGCCGCGTACGGGTTCTCAAGCTTACGGGACATACCACTGTCCACAAAGTCTTCCTCGTCGTAGTCATCCCTTGGCGCTCCATCGATGTCCAGCCAGCCAGCATCACGCAGGAACCGTAGCCCTTGGGTGCAGGCGTCCACAAAGTCGTCGTGTGTGGAGTCAGGGAAGCTACAGATCTGTGAGACGAAGCCTTCAGCCCAGTCCTTGACGTAGCCCTTCCTGACACTGCTCTCAGGGATCCATACACGCCCAGCGGCGATGATGTTGGAGACGATGTTCAGGCGTTGGATCTTGTCCGCTTTGCCGGGGTTATACGCCCGTACAGGCAAATGCCCACGCTGTAAGTCTTGGATCAGCGCTATCCCTGCTGACTTGTCTTCCACAAGGATGAGGTCAACCCGCTTCTTGTTCTTGCCCTCACCATAGACCACGTCGTACTCCTCGATCACCTTGGGGCGCAGGTCTGGGTACTGTAAGCGGTCTTGCCAGCAGTCGATCACCATCGCGGACATAGGGCCATCAAGTGGCTTGAACACACCGAACGTGATGGAGGCTGTCGGATCGTTGACAGTCTTCTCAGAGCTGGCGCAGTCATAGCTTTGCAGGATGTACTCAAATTTGGGGAACTCCTTGTTAGGCGCCCAGAGCTTGAACATCTCGCGCTTGACGATACCTGACTCTTCTGGGTCGATCAGCTCAGCATGGATCTCCTGCCGCCCGATCTTAGTACCTTCGTATGCAAGGATCTGCTTTTGAAAGCTAGGAGCAAGGTTAGCTAGGTTCACGTAGGTCGAGGCGGTGGTGATAGCTACGTCGTCCCCTTCCCTGCCTAGAAGCTCTACGATCAGGTCTTTGGGTCTAGGCGTGGTGGTGGCGATCACCTGAGTCCTGCCATCAGCCTTCTTTAGACGGACAGCGAACTGAATGTTGTACCAAGCTTCGTCAAGGTAGTCCCATGCGGCTAGCTCGTCCAGCCATGCGCCATGGTACTGACCACCACGGAAGCGATCAGGCTCAGAGGCTGAGATGCCTTTGATTAAGCTACCGTTGACCAACGTGATCTCGTGCAGGGCTTTGTTGTAGTCAGCGATCAGGATCTCTGGGATCACAGCGACCAGTCCTGACTCGCCCTCGAAGCAGGTTCCCCTGACGTCCATCGATGTGGGGGCAGATACGAGCCAGCGGGTCTTTGGGTTCTCCCATGCCCACCACCAGAGCTGTTCTGCCGCGGTACGGGTCTTGCCAGCTCCACGACCAGCCAGCATGAGCCAGATAGACCACCACTCACCTTGGGGTAGCTTCTGGTGATTAAACGCGCCTGAGAGCCATTTAATGCGTGTAGCGTATGCCGCTCCGTGGTAGGGGCCAAGCTTGCGCAGGAGCTCTTTGTCTTGCAGGATGTCGAGGACATCTTTGTCAATGACTGCGCTCATTCAGCGATCCGAATCAGTTCTAGACGTTTGACAGCCACGTCCATGAGATCCCTAACCGACACATCAATGATCGTTGGGTCAGTCTTCTGCTCAGGGGCTTTGTAGTCACCATAGCGCTTGGGATTGAACTTAGCCAACAGCTTGAGACGAGTCTCGATTTGAAGCTTACGGTGACCAAGCATGTCCTCCTCAGTCACGGTCATGCTGTCCTCGCCCTCTTCAGCACCAGAGCTGTAAACCTTCTTGGTTCCTATGTGCAGGTTGTCGGCAATCCATAGGCATTCCTCTGCCATCTTGTCGTAGCCAATATCACGCGCACGAGCGATGGCTGTGGAAAGCTGTTCGTTCCTCCACATCCAATCGTAGACCGTTCTCCATGCAGGCATACCTTCTTGTCTGCATATCTCTCGTAACGGTACACCTTCGCTTAACTGCTCACAGATCTTGAGTGCTATAGCTTCTGAGTACTTTGAAGGACGACCTGTCTTGGTCTCTTCTTTTGTTTGCGGCTCACCTGTCACGTCGGCGACAGTGTCGCTGGGAAGACTCTTTGGTTTCTTTGCCATTGCTGGAACTCCTTTTAACGTGAAGTTTAACGCACGTTTCGTTTTGTTTGCAATGGTTAGTCTTTCAATCCCCTCATGATTCT